CAGATGATTGTATAAAATTATCTAAACCTGTATTAAGTTGATATGCTCCATCAACACCTGAACCACCATTACCGCTATCGCTTGAATTAGCTGTAGCGGATGCGGTAAATGTGTATGTATTAGCAGTTGGAACAGAAACTATTTGATGTTCTTGATTTAAAACTGCTGCTGTAATGTTGCCTCCAAGACTAACGGCACCACTTATAGTTACAAAATCTCCTTGTGCAGCTCCGTGTGAGCTGTCTGTTGCAGTTATAGTAGCAGAGCCATTTGTCGCTGCAAATGTAATACTATTGGTGCTTGTTTTTCTTATGGGTGTTATGTCAGCTAATGTATTGCCTTCTAATATGTTAGCCTTTAAATGTGTGCCGACAAAAAGATATTTTGCACCCTCTAACGAAATCCACGGAAATAGCTTGCGGCAGGTGCCTAAAAATGTAGCAGAGGTTTGTTTTGTCCATCCGCCTATTTTTTCAGCAAAACCTTTTCTAAAACGCACTAAAGACGCGTCAAACCAACCGCCAGCATTAGTTAGGTTGGTTCCCTCTTTATCTATACCTGCTTTAAATTGAAACTTTGCAAAAGGCATGTTTCATACTACGCTATTCTTATAATAGCTGTCGATGCAGCTTTTGCAGGAAAAACAATAGTAAAATCGCCAGCAGTAGATGTTTTGTCACCACCAAAATCTATAGTAGCAACGGATTTATCACTGTTTGTGTCGTTATAAATCATACAACCTCTAGCTGTTATTGTAGCTGTGCTGAATGTTAAATCATTAAAATCAGTAACAGCAGTAGTGCCTGTAGACGATGGTGTTACATTAGTTAATGCAGCTCCACCAGAAGTATAATTTGTACCACTTGCTTGACCTGTTGTGGTAAAAGCTGTGGTAGTAGCACCTAAAGTAGCTGAGCTTGTGTATAAAGCTAACTTAAAAGTGTTTCCACTAGAATTAGTAAAATTATGTGTTCCTGTTAGCAGCTCTACTTTAAAGCTTGTTGTTAATGTCGATGATATTGCCATATTAAATACCTTTAATTATTTTTGCTAAATCTTCACTACCACCTTTAGATAGCTCTTGTATCAGGGTAGCTTTATATGATTTTATAGCATTTTTAATATATATCAAACATACTTTGTAAATTAAATCTCTATAAGCTCTGGCCTGTGCTTTAATATGTTCCTCGTTATCATCAGAACAACCAACAATTTTGTCTGTAAGTTGCTCTGCCCAAAATTCAGGCGGATGTCCGCCAAACTTAGTCGTAGATACCTCAACCATGCCTAACTCAGGCACACCATCTGGCGTAATTTTTATTACCATTTATTCGGCTCCGGTGGCTGTAAATGACTGTCAAACCTGTCTGCCACCTGTGGCAAAATTATTTTTTTTTGTACTTGCATTTCACTAATTTTTTTCAACTCTACGCCCTTTTGACCTGCTACAGGCACATAAGGGTCTTTTAGCCTGTGATAGCCATATAATCTTTGTTGTCCGGGTATATTTGTATCTAATAGAGAACTACTAGACGCTACCTCGACCTGTATTCCCTTTTCCATACATTTAGCTAACCAAAACTCTACACATGCTCTGCCTTGTTCTGCAAAGTGTAAATTGTTTTTGTATGTAAAATCTATACCAAATAACTTAATATTTGCTACATCATTCCAATAAGCAAAGGCCACGGTGTAAGCTACTGTATTGTTTAAATAGTGGCAACCTGTATCTTTTACTATTTCTTTTACGGGATATTCAATAAGGTTTTTACATCTTTCGTCTAATTCACAAGTGTAAATAGGCTTATTGTGGCTTGTTAAAAGCTTTTTCATGCTTTCTGTTTGACCGCCAGCGTCTTCTGTATCTAAAAATCTACTAGGTGGGTCCATCATAAAAACGCGGTCATGAAATATGACTGAAGCAACAGCATTGATTGCCCACACTTCGTCAAAATGTACACTATGCGATTTTGCTAAATTATAATCAAACCAGCTTTTACCTAAGCCAACAATGGCCACAGTTTTGCCGTTTAGTTTTTTTATTGGTTTCATCTCTCTCTCTTGTTTTGTAACCTAGGTTACATTAATTCTTAACGAATCATATCTCATTTCGTCTCTTGTATCTCTACCTTCTCCTAAATTTTTAAGCCTTAGTAAGCTTTCTTTAAATCTTGCTTCATAGGCACCAATATCATCTGCTGGTAGTTTTAAAAATATAGCACCTTCTAATAAGCAACCATATAGCAAAGTATCTGGTGCGTCTGTTGACAAGTAAGTAGTACCAGAATCACCGCCAGCAGTTAATGATGCTGGTTTTGCTAAATAA